CGCTGGATGGGCTATGGACGCACATTCCAAGACTTTAAATGCAACGTCCATATATCAGGCAGGCAAGGTCCAGCCGGTATCAAACACGCAGTTAACACAAGATTATCTCAAGAAGCGAGAAACTGCATTACGATCGAAAACGACGAGAACAAGTGGGGCATCCAAGACAGTCTCGAACTTGTCGACACCTGCGCATTGGTTCTCGACATACACCATCACTGGTGCCGCGAAGGTGAATATATACGTCCCACCGACGATAGATTTGCTCGCGTAATAGATTCGTGGCGTGGTGTACGTCCTGTAATACATTATTCATACAGTCGCAACGAAGCATTGCCTGAAGGCTTTGCACACGATACAATGCCCAATATGCCTGCACTATTAGAAGCAGGACACAAGAAAGCAAAACTACGAGCGCACAGTGATTACTATCCTAATCAACTTGTTAATGACTGGGCATTGAGCTTTTTGCCGTATGCAGATATTATGTGTGAAAGCAAATGCAAAAATCTTGCCAGCATTGACCTATATAAATACAAAGAAGAAAAGGAACATTATGAGCTATTTGAACAAAATGTACGGGCGCCAAGCAAAGCCTTCGTTACCGACTGCATCTGATAAAAACCCAAACAGAGTTACCGGTGGTCTAAAAGCACAAGGTGTTGATAGATTTACTATGCTAGGTGAAGATGGTACTCAACAAGAAGTTCCGTCACTACAATACGTAACTAGTTTGGAAGAGCAGTCAAGAAAACAACGAGCCGCTATCACTGTATTAGAGCGTAAGCTGACTCGCTGTGAAGCTGCAATTGAACAATTAAAAAGCGTTATTTCGCGTTCTTAACTCTACTTAAAATTTCTGCCTTAGTAAGACTTGCATTGGCTTTAACACCACGCTTCTTAGCTTCTTTTAAAAGCTGAGTTTTATTCAATTTATCAAAGTCGCAACTCCCTGAACCTTTCTTCTTAGTAGAAGTTTTCTTAGGTGTTACTTTTTTTGTTGCTATTTTAGCTTTTGGTTCTGGGGTTACTTCCGTGTAACCTTCTGCAATTGAACCATAACCTAAAATACGTTTAAACCATTTAAACATAATTTTTCTCCTTTAGGAATAATTATTTACTAAATACATACAACATAGGAGACAATTATGGCTAGAAATTTTAACACAGCAACATATTCAGGTAGTCTAAAGTTAGATCGTGTTACAGGTATTAGAGCAGATAAACCTAAAGCCATACCAGCAAAAGATTTATTAAAACCTAATACATCATTTAAACAAGCAACTAAATCAATGAAAACTGTTGCTAATGTCACTACTGACGGATTAAAAAAATAACGGAGATATATTATGAAAAAGTTTATTATGGACAGACTCAACGAAAGAACTTCACTAGACGGCGCAGTACTAATTGGTGCCGGTATTGCATTTTTAATCTTTAAACCAATTGCAAGTATTGTAGCATATGGTGCTATTGCTTATGGCGCTTGGACTATCTACAAAAAAGAAGACTAAAGTTTACTAATATCTAAGTTACTGGAAGCAGGCATATCCCATATCTGCTTCTTAGTAACACCCATCTTTTGAGCAAATTTCTTACTATCACAGGTCTTACATACGTGAAAGTAATTGTTTGATATGCGTTTAGGATCCATTTTGCTCCTAGAACGTTCGAACTCAGTATTACAATTATCACATCTCATTACGACTACAGTAGACTCGCGATAATAGGTATGTTCCTTACCTGTTTTACTAGAACGAGTGTGTGTCGTCTTTAATGAAAATTCTCTTATGAACATATAAGTATTTACATTAAGTTTATAAAAACATACGATAAATAATACAAAGGAGTTGATTATGATCGAACTGACCGAAGCTGCTAAGACGCAAGTCGAATTACTATGTAAAACCAATAATGTATATGCCGTAACGCTAGGTATGAAGGGTGGCGGTTGTGCAGGGTTTGAATATGACTGGGACGTTGTTAAGACAGCCGAAGAGTTAGACGAAAATTCAACAATAGTAGAAGCTGGGGAAGGTCATTTTGCTGTAGAACCAATGAGTTTACTCTATATAATGGGTTCTACTGTCGATTATAAAACTTCAATCATTGGATCACAGTTTGAAATTGACAATCCTATGTCTAAAAGCAGTTGCGGATGTGGCGTAAGTATCAATATTGATATGGACAAAGTTGCAGAAGTCGAGAACGATTTAATTACAGAGATAAAATAAGCCTTATTTGGAGTGTATGTAAATGGCAAAACAAGATATTAACATTGGTGTAGAAGGAAATGACGGCACAGGCGATAGTATTCGCGAGTCGTTTCGTAAAACGAATGAAAACTTTAACGAACTTTATGCAATTGTTGGCGAAGGCGGACAGATATCGCTTACTGATTTAAGTGGTATAGCAATTGATAGTTTTGAAAACTTTCCAAGTACAGATACAGCACCAGTTTTAGCAGGTATTAACAACGATACACAAGGTAGTCAGTTAGAATTTTTTAGACTTGTAAGTGATAGTTTTGTTGATAATACCAAAGATGATAGCATCGAGTTTGATGTTAGTAGGGTAGATAACGATGGTCGTCCGGTTATTGTTGTTAAATCTGTAAAAAGTTCTCTTTCAAGTGATCCAAATCCGACACTTGGAGCAAACTTAAACTTAGGTGGAAAAATTGTTTATAATGCAGCTAATTCTTCACAATGGGCTGCTTTGGCAGCTGATGACGGATTTACTGAAGACGATGTTCTTATTGACAAAGGCTTTGCTGATCAAACTTATTTAAAATCTACAGGATCAGGAACAGGATCTCAACTAAGAGTACGCACCGAAGACGAAGTTAATGTAGAAGATTATACCTATACTATAGCTAACTATGACGCCTCTGGTAGAGTAGTTATTAATGATAGATATCAAGACGGAGTTCTTGTTACAGGAGAAGGACACGGTCTAGATAGTTCAGCAAACGGTGCTCCGTTTACATATGCTACAACAGCAACTAGTGCTGTAGATACTAGTGTATCACCGAGTAGAACGCTAAATGACGTTAATGACTTTGCACTTAGCAAATTTTTTATAAGAGTTGTCGATAGTAAAACAGTAAGTTTACACACCAGTGAAGCTAATGCTAAAGCTGGTACTAGTCCAATTACCGCAGCAGGTGGTACTGGAACACAAACACTTGCAGACTTTTATTATCAGCCAGACGAACTACCTGGCACATTCTTAGCTAACGAAGCAATTCCAAGAGAAAGCGCAGTTCGTCGTCAAGGTGACGAAATGGAAGGCGCATTATATTTGCACGATCATCCAGGTGAACTTGCAGGAGTTGGAACTCCGAATGGTTTAGAAGATCTACAAGCTGCTACCAAATTTTACGTAGACAACACAAGTTTTGCATCGAATATTAATATATTTGTTAGTACGTCAGGAGATGATACCCAAGCAAGTACACCTCCGGGTAAAGAAGGACGTTCACTAGCATATGCATATCGAACAGTTAATGCAGCAGCAAGAAAAGCAGAAGAAATTGTTATTGCAAGTAAAGTGGAACCTGGTCCATATATGCAAACTATTCAATATGGGTCTAATGAAGATTCACTAGTAAATTCACAAGTACTGTCTGCTGATTTTGATCCAGCATTAAAAGCAGATTATGGTGCAGCGACTGAAAAATTTAATTTACTAATAGTTAATAACCTGGATTTTGTTGTTGCAGAAACGCTTGCTTATGTTGCATCTAAGATAAAAGCAGCAAATGCTGATCTTACGCTTGTTGAAGGTGATGCAGATTATATTTGGAAAAACTTTGCATTTAACGAAGAAACGTGTGCAAGAGATCTAAGATTAATTATTGGTGCTGTAAGACTAGATACTATTTCAGGAACAACAGCAAATAAACTATCAAGAAACGCTGGTATTAGATACTACAGTAACTCTAGTGGAAGGCTTGCAGTAACAGCTCAGCTAGATCAAACAGTTGCAACAATTAACAAAGCAAAAGAAATTTTAGCAAGTTATGTACTTACTAATGATCCTTATCCTTCAGTATTAAACACTGACTATACTCAGTACCAAGACGTTGGCTTAGTTGATGCTCCGAGTGCATCTATTGACAGATTAAATGGTTTGATTGCTAACATTGTTAGTATTATGACTGACGGACTACCAGCATTTGAAAGTATTGATTTAAACGAAGGTGCACCTTACTTACTTAAACTTTCTAAAGGCGGACTTGATAGTGTATGGCAAGGTAAACCATTAAACACTGACTTGATTCCAGGTAAAGTTGTTAATGGTATACGCAGCAATGCAATTGGTAGAATTGTAAGTTACGATAACACAACAAATGAATTAATTAACGGAGAAGAAACTGACGTACTAGAACTAATACTTGAAGAACCGATTGAGTTTTTAGTTGAAGGAGCTGGTCGTGATATTCAAAATGTACAGGTTGCAGATGCTCTAGGCGATATTCTTGAATACGGAAATAGAGTCAGTGAAAAACAAATTACAATACGTGTAGAATCAGGAATATACGAAGAAGACTATCCAATCAAAGTGGCTTCGCAAGTATCAATTGTCGGTGACGAGATGAGACGTGCTATTATACGTCCAAGGAATCGTGTATCACAATCTAAATGGGCAGACACTTACTTCTATCGTGACAAGTATTTTGATGGCTTAACACTACACAACAATACAATTACTTACGAAAACGAAGCTACACTTACTCTTACAGGCGGAACACTTACTGCATACAAAGGTGATGTACTTACACAAGCAAATACATTTACATATAATGAAGCGAAATGTAGACGAGACCTTGATTATATTTTAACACAAGCAGGGTATGACATTACCTTAGGTACAAACTATAATTCTGTAACACAAGGTTTAGCATATCAGAGAGCAAGTGGTGCAGTAGTACAGGCTAGCCAGTTGCAACAAGAATTAGCAGCCGTTGGTTTTGCTAGAAACTTAGTTGCTCAACTTACTGAAGTTGCTGATAATTCAACTGCACTTTCAAGATCAAATGCATACTTTAACGAAGTACTTGATATTATTGAAAACGGTAACCAAGATACAGAAGATTCTGCTAATGCGTTAGTGTTTCCAGACGATGCTAGTTTTGATTCAAACAAAGTAGCAGCAAGGGATAAACTACAGGCCAATAGAGCATTTTTAAAGAACGAAGTAAAATTTCACGTAACTAACGACTTTAGTCCTCCGGCAGGATGGGATAGTGATTTACTTGAACTACACACTGGCTTCTGGGTTGATGCCTTAACATATGATATTTTGTATGGCGGCAATGATGCTACTACAACACAAGCAAGATTATACTTTACAGGCGGTTCGCCTACAGGTGGTACAATTAATCTTAGTGCTGCTCAACAAGCAGTTGTAATCGAAGGTGTTGATCGCTTACAAAGCATTATAAGTAATATTTTAACTGGGGTAGCAATAACAAAAGCCACTGGTAACAATTTAACTCAAACTACGTCAGGTGCAAATGCATCAGCTGCTGAAGGTTCAGATGCAAGTACAAATCTTGCAATTATCGAAACAGCCGTTACTAATCAAAGTGATAGTACATTAGGATCACCAACTCAGCCAAGTGTTGCTTGGTCAGCACAAGCATTAAAAGATGCTAAGGGCGATATTGAATCTAACTTATTAAGTGCTGATGCTAATATTAATATCATTGATAGAACTATTGAGTTTATTGACAGTAATACTGGCGTTAGAGCTACAATTTTAAATGACATAACAAACGCAACTACTGTAGATATTAGATATAGTGATGGATACAATCCGGCAGGAGCAGATGTTTCGGCTAGTTCACAGTTTAATTTAACAGACGATGTTGTGCTTAATGGAGTTTCGCAGACCGGAATAACCGTTGCTAGTGCAGATAACAGTAGAACAGTTGATTTTGATATGGGTTGGCATTATGCATCAGACTCAACTAAACCTGTTAATACATTCTCATCAAACAGTATCAGTAACAAAGGCTTAAGAGATAAAGCAGCCGAGTTAATGCGCCAGAACAAAATTAATATCCAAGATGAAGTTTATGCATTTATGGATACTCAGGCAACAGCAGCAGCGGCAGCAGGGTTTGGTACTTGGTCACAGGTTACAATAGTTACAAACGGAACTATTGCTGTACAAAAAGGTGAGACTATAACACAATCAGTATCAGGTGCTAGTGGCGTTGTTAAAGATACTCCAGTTAATGCTGGCGGACAAACAACAGTTATTTTAGTATCTCCAACCACAACATTTAATACTGTCAATGATATGACAGGATCTGTAAGTGGTGCATTAGGAGTTGCTAGTGTTCCGAGCAGTGTTAATGTAGGCAAGTTTACTTTTACATCTAAGTGTAAAAGAGACATTGGGTATGTTGTTGATGCACTAGTATTTGACCTAGAAAAAGGACGCAACGACCAATCAATGGAAGTACAAGGCAAATACTATGCCGGTGCTGTTGAAATAGGACAAGAAGAAATTACATCGCAAGCATTTAGTCATATTAAAACTATTGCTGAATCATTATTAAACGTTACTGCTCCTCAAGCACCAGCTGGAAGTACGCTAACTTGGAAACTAAGTTATCCAACAGCCGAAGCAGGATCTAGTGGCGTTGTAACTAACTTAATTGATACTATTATCTTTGCGTTTGATGACGAATATAATCCACCTAAAAATAACAGGGATATGGATGTATTCTTAATGAACGATGCTACAATCATACGTCAGTGTACAATACAAGGACACGGTGGATTTATGACTGTGCTTGACCCAGCAGGTCAAATTTTAACCAAGTCACCATATATTCAAAACGGATCAAGTTTTTCACAAAGTATTAACAAACAAGCATTTAGAGGTGGTATGTTTGTTGACGGGTTCAACGGCAATATGCCATTAGAAATTGTAAGTAACAAAAATGGTGATCCATTTAGATTGTATGCAAGAAGTAAACGTTCTCAAGTTCAAGTAAATGGACTAGGAGTTGGACACGGTCTATTTGAAAGACGCCCAGAACTTCCTGCACCATTTTATGTAAATGGAGTTAGATATCAGGTAAATGCAATTAGTGCATACGACAGTACAAATGGTACTTGTGAATTGATACTTGATAAAAACTCAGGAACAAAAGACGGTAATGACAATGGCCAAGGTTGGTTAGGTCCTGTTACACATTATACACTAGTTGGCGGCGTAAGAACTCCACAATATGGACAATCTGATAACTATCCTACTATATTACAAACAGCTGGTAATAGATCACAGTTAGGTAACGACTTTACACAAATTAACGATCTAGGTTATGGTCTACTTGTTACTAACACAGGTTTATCAGAGATGGTTGGTATGTTCACATACTACTGTCAAGCTGCTTACTATGCGAACAACGGTTCTGAAATTAGATCAGTGGGTGGTTCTAATGCTTATGGTAACTTTGGACTTGTTGCTTCTGGTAGTGATCCTAACGAAGTTGCACAAACAGGTACACTAGCGCACAACACTGTTCAAACAGCAAAAGTTTACAGAAACGATGCTGGACAGTTTGTTACAGATGCAGACCAAAATTATGTATATGTATACGATACAGACTTTATTCCGTTACCTGAAGGTGAAATTGATATTACCTTTACTAATAGAAAAGCAATTACAAGTTTTACTGCTCCAAATATTATTAACCTTACAGGTCACGGGTTTGAAACTGGAGAAAAAGTACAAATACTTGGCAGCGTCGGTGTATCTGGTTTAAATGATGATCACTATGTTACAAAGGTTGATGCAAACTCATTTACATTGTTTAGTGATGCCGGATTAACTTCAGCAAGAAGCTTTAGTGGTACTCTTAGTACAAACGGTACAGCATTCCCAGCAGATGAAGAAGGAACAGATACTAGAAAATATGAAGTTGTAAATGTTATCCCAGCATACATTGAAGAAGATGTACCTGCTGTTAATCAAAGAACGTTAACACTATCATCAGCTGTTACTGCTTTTTACGGAGATACAGTTACACAGCAAAATAGTGGTGCAGTTGGAACTGTAGTTGTTCCACAAAGAACAACAGATGCAAACGCTGCTGTCGTTGGCGGCACAACATTAATTATATCACAAGCTGATGGTGCTACGCCGTTTACTACAAACGCAGCAGACGAAATTAAAATTACTAATGTTTACGAAGGCACTGATACAACTGAATTTAGTGACAACGTTGATGTTACAGCAATAGTTGACAATGCTGACACCAGTGGACTACCATTGAAAGGAACTAATGGTGCTGTTTGGAAACTTACTTTCTCAAATCAAACTTCTGATAGCACTAGTGCAACAGGCGGATTGGCTTACGACTTGTATGGCGGAGAAAGAGTTGTTATTAGACAAAGAGCAAAACTACTTGTTGAAGGTATCGAAACTGTTCCAATTCGTCCATCAACTGCTGTTGTGTTTAGCGAGTCGTCAAAGGTTTATCGATCATTAAACTTTGACACTGCATCAATTAGTAATTGGGGAAGTACAGCAGATGCTGAATTACCCGATGGTCAAAATATACTTACTTTTGACAACAACTATTCATATATTCTTGCAACAGTAGACTATAAACGATACAAAACAAATGTAAAATTAGATCTTGCAGCCGGAGTAACTGTTACCAAAGGCGATACAATTACACAAGGAAGTGCATCAGGTAAAGCAGCTGAAACTGTTACTGGTACTACTGCGTTATACATTACAGATTGGAACGGTACAGCTTTCACTACAGGTGCTATTACAGTTAATGCAACAAGTACAACAGTATCTACAGTAACAGCATTTAGTTCTTCCGATACATTCGGTGGTACAGCCGGTGATACACTAATTGCATTAACATCACCTATTGCAGATGTTGATACACTAGGTAGATTACAGCAAGCTGATATGATCTTTGGTTGGAAAGACAGAGTACACGTTGTTAAAGCATACCACGATGGTGCAGGAAATGCTACAGGAACGCCAGCAGGCAGTTCATTAGTAACAGGGTTTGCATATTTAGAAATTGCTCCAGCAGCACTGGTAGATAAAAATGTACAAACAAGTCCAACACCTCCATCAACAGGTATTGCTCGTCCACTTCGTTATGGTGGAGAAGGACAGCAGGTTGTACTAAGTGTTGGTGTTCAAGAAGGTGAAGGTGCAGAAATTACTGTTAATATTTCGTTAACTCGTGCTACAGGACACGACTTTAGTAACATTGGTACTGGCGGATTTAACACAAGTAACTATCCAAATATTATCTTTGGTGAACCTTCAGAAGCCAAAGCTGAAGCGTATACAAACGAAGACATTGCTGAAAAATCTCAAGTGTGGGAAAAAGGTAAAGGTCGTGTGTTTGTTATGTCAACTGACGAAGATGGATTCTTTAGAGTTGGTAAGTTCTTTGAAGTTGACCAAGGTACTGGTACTGTTAAATTTGCAGCACAAATTAATATTTCAGGACTAGACGGACTAGGATTTAGAGACGGCGAAACTATTAACAAGTTCTCAGGCGATAGTGGTATGTCACCAATCGACAATAGTACTGTTCCAACATCATTTGCTGTTGAACAATACCTTGATAGAAGACTTGGCTTTGATAGAAATATGAATACTAAGTCTGCGTTGCTAGGGGACGGTTTCCTTCCACAAAAGAATCCAGTGCTTACACAGACACTTGATGTTAATTTAGAACCAGATCATACATTTAATATGCAAAACGGTCGACTTGTTCAGTTAGGCGATCCTACACAAGATTTAGACGGTGCTAACAAACAGTATGTTGACAAACGAGTTTTTGCTAATGACGAGATTCAAGAACTTCGTGATATTGAATTAAACGAAATATCATTTAGCGATAATTATGGTAAAAACGATCTAATACTTCTAACAGGTAACAGACGTGTTTATGTAAAACAAGCAACTGGTAATCCAGAAGATTGGAGAGTTGGAGATCTTATTACTGGTGTTGCAACTGATAGTGCAGCATACATTGAAGATATTGAAGCAAAGACACTTGATAATGACGAAGAAATATACGTATTGTCATACAGTCCTTTACAGATAACATCAATAACAACTAGTGGAAATAATAACAATCTTACTTCTCAAAGAGGATTTAAGGTCGAACAGCTGAATAGTGGTGCAGAAGGTGAAATAATATGGCCTCAGGATGCAACTACTACATTTGGTGCAGCTCTTAAAACTAATGCTAACCAGCTTAAACTAATAAATGTTACTGGTACATTTACAAATAACGTTGCTGATACTCTTACAATTAAGAATCTATTAGACGTTGATGTAACTAGTACGCCAAGCATATATCCACTAAGTGTTACAACTCAAGGCATACAAGACTTTGAAAATGAAAAAATTGAAAACACAAACGGTGCTTATGGACAAACGACGGGCGGCTTTGATGGCGCTATTGTTACTACAACATTAGAATTTGCAAATGCTAGTGAAGCAAACAACACAGTTGATGATGGCGATCCGGGTACAACAGGACGTAGTGATATCAATATCGAAGTTGAAAGAGTACGTGCAACTCAAGATCCTACTACTGGTGAAATTTTAGATCCAGGTAAAACAAAAGTAAATCTACAGTTACAAGACCAAGCAATTATTAACAGTGATGTAAACAACGAAGCTGATATTGCACAAAGTAAATTGTTAATGAACAATGCCCCGGTGCTTACAAACTCTGATGCATTAGATGATTCAAGTACAGCAGGACAACGTACAAAACAATCAAACCAAGGTGTTGCTGCATTTAGTGCAGATGCTTTTGCAGAAGATCAACTTTGGACACTGACTGGTTCTGATGCAGCAGCATTTACTAGTTCATTAGATATTGATGATATAATTACACAAAACAGTGGTACTAAGGTAGCATATGTAGATTCGATTATTAATAGTTCAGGACCATATCAAGTTAGAGTAAGAACAGCAACTGGATTTACTATAGGTAATGCTGCTGGCAATCGTTTAACTAGAATAGCAGTTAATCAAGGTGACTTTACTCAAGACGCAAGCAGTCAAAGTTTAACAACAATTAGTACAGTACTTAACACAGGATTTATTAATGTTAAAGACCGTGGTATTACCTTTGACAAGATGCAAGACTTACCAGAAAAAACAGTTATTGGTCGAGCTGATATTGACTTTGATGGTAACCAAGAAGGTGCAGGCGAAAGCGGTATTGCAAGAGCTATACCATTTAGTTTAGTAGTTGACGAAGGTGGCGGCTTACAAGACAAAGACTTTAACAACAGCCAATTGGTTAAGATCAGTGGTACAATTATTACTACTACTGGCGAAATTACTATCCCAGAAGGCACTATTATTACACAGGCAGGTAACACAAATGCTACTGGTACAGTGCAAGGCGATGTAAATACTGAAAATAAAGTAGTGCTAGTTAGTGTAAGTGCAACAGCATTTAATACTACAGGACAATTACAAATCCAAGGCGGCAGTGCATTAGGTGCAGACAGTGTTCCAACAGGTATTGTTACTTCGCAAAACTTACTAGGTTCGGCACTAACTAGAATACAAGATGGTGTATACGGATCAACTCCAATAACTAGTGTAGGTGCAGATGACAGTTTAGTTAGAACACTAAAAACTGGTGACACTTATGCTACTATTGATAATAATTTAGATATCGGTGGTTGGATTGATGTTAGAGGTTTAATTGTTGACGGAAGACGTGCAGTTGACTTTAACACAGGAACATCTCAATTAGAATTATGGACACCAGGGGATAATCTTTCATTAACACTAGAAGGATCAGATCCAGGTGCTGGACAATCAGTCAAGCATAATATCCGTGCAGCAACTTCAAGTATACAAATTGGTAGTACAGCAGTTGAAAAGAGTGAATCAAATTTCGGTGGCTTTGCAAGTGACTTTATGCAAAACAGTGGCATTGATAAAGACGAGCCGTACTTAAACACTCCTTGGATATTTACAAACTATATTCAGGCGCAAGGCGAATTAGATAGTACTGGCACAGGTATATCAATAGGCGCAGGTGGACGACACAGTGGAGCAGATCAGATTGCATTGGTAGTTAACGGAGCAGGAACAAGTACTGTTCTTATTGACTATGATGAAATTACATTAGGTGTCTCAGGATCTGTACGTCAAACTATTGCAGACGGTACAACTACTATTAACAACAGTTTAAATGTTAACAGTGGTGCTAATACTAAATTTAGCGTTGCTAACGCTACTGGTAATACCAGAGTATACGGTACACTACAAGTAGATGGTAATACTACATTTGGTAATGCTGCTACTGATACTGTAGCATTTACAGCTGATATTGGTTCAAGCATAATACCAAGTGCAGATGATACATATAATTTAGGTGCTAGTGGTAGTGCGTGGAAAGACTTGTTCTTACACGAAAGTATTACATTCGAAGGCGCAACTACTGAAAACGAAATTGTAGTTCCAACTAACCTAGCAGATGCTCTAAGTATTAAAGATTCTACAGCAGATTTAATTGTACTAACAACTACAACAAATGGTCATTCTGTAAACATAACACCAGCAACAAATATTACTGGAGCGTTAACTGTTACAGGAGCAACTGCACTCAATGGTGGCTTAACAATGGACACCAACAAGTTTACTGTTGCCAACACTACTGGTAATACACTAGTAGGTGGAACACTAGATGTAACTGGCGTAACTAACTTAAACAATACTACAACTTCTACAAGCGCAACAACAGGTGCATTAATTGTAGACGGTGGTGTTGGTATTGCTGAAAACTTAAATGTAGGTGGTAACCTTACTATCGATGGTAATATTACACTAGGTGATGCTGCTACTGATACACTAACAGTTAATAGTTTAATTACTAATGACAGTATCACAATGAAACGGGCATCAAGTGGTGCTACTGGGTTTACACTTATCCTAGAACACGATAGTGGCGCTGTTGGTGCAAGTGATACAGATACATCAGCTATACTACGCTTTGCTGGTACAAACTCAGCACAAGAAGAACAACAGATATTATCTGACATACGTGCAATAGTAACTAATGCAAGTAATGGCAACGAGCGCAGCGAACTGGTAATGTTTACAGCATCAGGTGCTGGTGTAAACACTAACAAACTTAGAGTATCAGATACAATACAGTCACACGTAGATATACTTCCATACAAAACAGGATCAACAGTAACGGCTGTTGACCTAGGTGCAAGCGCACAACAGTTTGCAAATGCATATTTTAGTGGAACAGTTAATGGTAACGTAACTGGTAACTTAACTGGTAACGTAACTGGTAACGTTGTAGGTAATGTAACTGGTACTATAACAGGTGGTGCTGACACTGCTGGAGTTGCTGATCAAGTACAACTTGCTAACCAAACAACACCAGGTAATGTAGATGAATTTATAGTTTGGGCATCAAACAACAATGCTCAGGCTTCTAGAACAGGTGAAACTTTATATACTGATGCAGGAATAAAATATAACCCTAGTACTAACCGACTTACTACTGGTACAGTTCTTGCAGCACTGATAGGTGATATTTATGCAAGTAACGGAACAAGTAAAGTATTAGACGCAGGTACTAATGGGTCAAACGCTACATTTACAGGTGATGTTACTGGTACAGTAAGTAGTCTCAGTAACTTTAGTACAACAAACCTATCTGAAGGTACAAATCTTTACTATACAAATACTAGAGTTCAAAGCTACTTAGATGCTAATGATTACGCAACTGAGACTTATGTTAGTACTGCGGTGTCAAATGGTTCTAGTGCAAATGTAGCAGTTACAAATACTAATAATAGCGGTACTACCCATTATGTTACTTTTACTGATGCTTCTGGTTCAGGCAAAACTATAAGTGTTGATACAGATGCAAGTGGCGGATTAAAATATGTCCCTTCAAGTTCAACACTAACAGCATCTATCTTTAGTGGTACAGCGTCTCAAGCTAACTTTGCTGACTTGGCTGAGAAATATGTAGGTGATGCTGCATATGCTCCAGGAACTGTTGTAGTGTTCGGCGGCGACGAAGAAGTTACTACAACCAATACCAAAGGCGATCGTAAGATTGCAGGAGTTGTTTCAACAGACCCAGCATACTTAATGAACAATCAACTAGAAGGTGATACTGTTCTTCCACTAGCACTAACAGGGCGTGTACCTTGTAATGTAATTGGTAGAGTAGAAAAAGGTGATATGTTGGTAACAAGTGCTATACCAGGCTATGCTATTGTAGATAATGATCCTAAACTAGGTACTGTAATCGGTAAAGCAGTAGGTACTAAAGATAACGACGAAAGAGGCGTTGTCGAAGTTGTTGTAGGACGTATGTAATAAATATAGTATAGGAGATAATAGATGGCAATTCAAACAATAAATCTTGGCAGTGTAGCAAATGATGGCACAGGTGATGACTTAAGAGAAGCATTTGAGAAAGTTATTTTTAACTTTAATGATTTAGATAATAGATCACCTGAAGCAACTACTGTACTTAATTTAGGTACTGGCGAAGGACTGTTTTCAAATAAGAATAATGCAGAACTGCAATTTAAGTCACTTGTTGCAGGGAACAATGTTACATTGTCTTCGGATTCAAACGAACTTACTCTTGATGTAAATGCCGGAGTAACACAATTTGATATTGCTGCTGATTCTGGTAGTGTAACAATAACTGAAGGTAGTACTGTTACAATAGCAGGCGGAACACTAATTACTACTGCCCGAAATGGCAATACTATTACTATTGATTCAAGTGCATTAAGCAAGGTAGAAGATGATCCTGCTCCTAAACTAGCAGCAGGTCTTAATGCTGACGGGAACAACCTAGGAAATGTTGGATTAATAAACGCAACAACAGTAACAGCAAATTTTAACGGAAATCTTACAGGCAATGTACACGGTATTGACATAAGAGATCTAAACTATAATAGAGACCCTGACAATTGGGATTTCAGCGGAATCGCTCCAACTTCAGTTACAAATTTATGGGACTTTTTGTTTGCAACTACCAAAGTTGATTTTGGCACTATATCTGGCAATAACGTTAACGTAAGTTTAGATTTTGGTACTATCAACATCTAATTTTTCGATAAATATTGCTATATAAAGGAATTCTTGTATGGCATTATGGAATGTATCCAACAACACACTTCTTAGAGCAATCGAAGAAGGAAAGACTCTCAGAGAACCTCGAAGTGGTGAAACTCGAGCCGCTGACCTCCAACCTATAGATTTAGATGTTACAGCAGGTTCTTCCTTAAAGGTTATCAGTGGTACACTACCGCCTGGCTTAAGAATTACTGACCAAAAAATACAAGGCACTGCTTTTGAAGTAGCTAGAGAAACAGAGTTTAAATTTGTTATACGTGCTACTAAAGATGGCGAGATTGACGACCGAACATTTAGAATAAATGTCGATGGTGCTGACAAACCGATATGGGAAACTAGCGCAGGTTCGTTACCAATTGGCAATAACGATACATTTTATATACTAGATAATAGTCCTATAGACTTTCAATTGATTGCAGCAGATGATGATATCGAAGCAGGACAAACTTTAGAATATTTCATTGCTAGTGGTGACGGAGAATTACCTCCAGGAATACAACTTACTAGAGAAGGTAGAATTGTTGGAGTAGTTGATCCTGTTCTTGCAATTGATACTCTTGCAAATAATGGATATTATGATACAAATGCATACGGTGAATATCCTTTTGATTTTGGTGTAAGAAGTGCAAACGGCTATGATAGTTTTTATTATGATATTGAATTCTATGATAAAAGTGTTGCCACTAAGTCTCCTAAAAAATTAAATAGAAATTATCAGTTCCGTGTAAGCGTAAGTGACGGAGATACTATTGAGAAACGTTTATTTAGAATATTTGTTGTAGGCGATGACTTTTTACGTGCAGACAATACTATTATGCAATCAGGGAATACACTGTTTGGCGCAGATGCATCGCATCTTCGAACTCCGATATGGTTAACTCCTTCGGACTTAGGTTATCGAAGAGCCGATAACTACGTTACATTATATATGGATATTATCGATAGTAGTGATATTGTAGGATTTGTAGATTATTCAATTCAAGACTTTAATACAGACGGTACTGAAAGTACTATTCCTCCTGGTCTTGAATTAGATACCGGTAGTGGCGAATTAGCTGGTGTTGTTCCATATCAACCTAATATTACTCAAGAATACAAATTTACTATACGGGCTACACGTTATATAGGGCCAGCAACAAATACTTTACAAATTAGTTTCAAGACTTTTGAAGAAGTATTTGCACAAACAAGAACGCCCGCTGCAAAACTTATAAGAAATTCTTTATACGAAATCTTAACTGTTGAGAATACAGATTTTACAGAAATTGGTGCTGCATCAAATACAGTAGGTGCACAGTTTAGAGCTACAGGAGCTACATCGGGTAACGGCGTAGCTAAATTAGTATCAGCACCTTATAACATAAAAATAGAAAAAAACGACAACTTAGATCAATTATTAAATCAAACTTTTAATATTAAAGGTACTATATTTAAAATATCAGCTATTAATAATACTAACCCTGGGTATGATGTAATTTCGTTATCCAAGCCGTTGGATGCATTTTTAAGAAAAGGCGAAACATTTACAAGAACAATAACAACTGCTGGTGCTGATACTAACTCTGCCTTTAAGGACAAAACATTTACTGTTAAAATGCTAGGTAAGGTTGATTCGAGAATCACCTGGCAAAGCGTTAAAGCACTTGGTACTATCAATGCAAACTTAACTAGTACATTAAATGTTGAGGCAACTACAAGTGTTCCTGATGCTGTTGTAAGATATAGTAAAACAAGTGGAAGATTGCCACCTGGACTAAAATTATCCATTGACGGAGAAGTTTTTGGAAAGGTAACACAGTTTGGTGAAAATGTATATAGAAGTTTTTGGAAGGCTTCTAGAAATTATGTTGCTAACGATATTGTAAAAGTTAATACTACTTTGTATAAATGTCTTATAGCACATACTAGTTCTGCAGAATTTATTAGCGATACTGCAAAGTGGGAAGAATACGAAGGATTTGCTGTATCAGGATTAACAACTTTTGATGCTAATGACGGCATACTTGATGCCAATACTACTAGTATTGATAAAACTTATACATTTACAGCACAGGCCGAAGATCAGTTTGGATTTAGTGCAACTACTAAGTCTTTTACAATATCAATAAATGACCCTAACGATTTAACATTTAGTAACATTTACGTTAAGCCATTCCTTGGATCTTCTCAACAATTTACTTATAACAGTTTTATTAGTGATCCTATTGTGTTTACACCTTCGTCAATATATCGACCAAATGATTCTGAGTTTGGTTTACAAAAAGACTTAAAAATGCTAGTGTATGCTGGAATTGAAAATGTTGCTATGGGTAATTTTGTTGCAGCAGCAGGTAAAAATCATAAAAAGAAACAATTTAAGTTCGGCAAAGTAAAAACAGCCGTAGCATACAGACCCGGAACGCGAGACATAGTATACGAGGTTGTATATGTAGATATTATTGACCCAATGGACACTAGCAACGGAACAGTTCAAAAAAGTATTAATATAAAAACAAATAACAAACGTCTTATCAACGATATCAGTTACGAAGAAAACGATAATACTTCAGGAGTTGTAAGTTCGGAGCCAGACAGATTTAGGCCAATAACAAATTCACTGAAACTTGATAGTGATGCTATTAGTATTGATGGCAGTAAACAAACTAAAAAACATATTAGTAATTTAACTAATATGAGAGATAATATATCAAAAGTGGGTATCACTGATAATAACTTTTTACCACTGTGGATGAGAACTCCACAACTAAATAACATCGAAGCATTAGGATACGTTCCTTGTGTAGTACTTGCATATTGTAAAGAAGGTACTTCGCAGGATATTCTATTAAACATAAAAAACAACAGTTTTAATTTTAACTCAATTAACTTTGAAATTGATAGGTACATAATAGACAGCACACAAGGAAACAGTAACGACCAATATATTGTTTTCGCAAATTATGACTTTAATATTTGATAAGATAAATACTGTACTAGGAGAATAACAATATGTCAAGCGTACCAGGAAATAATATAGTAAATACCGCAGATTTGGATACAGAATTCCCTGTTCCGGGTCAAGATAATGACTCGCAAGGGTTTAGAGATAATTTTACAGTTATTAATAATAATGCAACTTCAATTAAAGCAAGGCTCGAAGATCTGGAAGCGAATGTAGTACGTATTGATTCTACTGGTACAGGAACATATGCTAATACAAATATTTTTGAAGATTTAAGTGGGGGCGGGACTGCAAGACTAGTTAAACCTACGTTACAATCACAAAGAGAAGTAGTTGATGCAGTTGGAAATTCCAGTGGTGTAACTACTATTGACTTTGATGATGGCAACTATCATACTATTACTTTAACAGGTGATACAACTATTGCGTTCACTAACGCACCTGATAGTGGATATTATGGTAGATTTATTTTACACATTACTGCTTCAGCAGGTCCACACAACTTAGAGTTCAGTGACAGTCTTACGTTACGTGTAGAAACTGGATCAGCATCATTCTTTGACGGCACTACCGCAATCGGTACTGGCGAAGTACACTTAGTTGAAATACATACATATGCAGGAACTACTGAGTACTTTGGTAGATACATAGGTCAATACTCATAATGCATCCGCTGTTTTCAGAAACAGAACACCTAAAGGATAGTGATCTAGAAGATAAAATTATCCAATTAAACAAGAAGTATTGGCAAACGACTAATCCCGAAGTACAAAGCCAAATAGTACTTCTGATAGATAGTTACAAACTTGATCTAGAAACTCGCAGAACAAATCAAAAACTTATTAATGATGCAATGGGCGATGATGGTAAATCAGAGCTTGACAAATTAATAAAAGTACGTTAATATACATATATGCTTATGAAAACAGATTCTCTCGGTATTCCACGATTTTCTAATCGTGATCTAATAGATATGATATACACTGGACATATCGGAAAGTGTCACATAGTTCTTTGTGACGAATCAGATGATGTAGATAAGTTTAATACAGCAATGAGCGAGCAAGGACTTCCTAAACTACAAAAGTACATTCCACTAGATGTAGATCAAAAGACTTTTGACGGTGTATGTCAAAGTGAATGGTTTATGCCTGATGAATATAAAGAGATTAATCCAAATAAATGGTTAGAAGCAAAACTAATGGAAAAACTACAAATACAAGATCCTGTGGCTTTGCGTGATACACAAGAATGGATCCGTGTAACCGAAGAACTTACAGAATACTTTGGTCGTGGTATGTATTCATTATTACAGTATATGATATATCTTGTGGACTTTATGCGTGAGAACGACATTGTATGGGGTGTAGGTAGAGGTAGCTCTGTAGCATCATATGTGTTATACTTAATAGGCGTACACAAAATAAATTCAATCCAATATGACCTGGATTGGCGAGAGTTCTTGAGATAAATACGTACATAACTCACTAGGAGAGATAAAATGGCACTAAAAGGTAATGCAAGAAAAACATATAAAACAATGCGAGGAAAATCTATCGATATGGACTTGTTACAGCAACGTAACGAATTAACTCCAGCCGTTGGTAATGCTCGTGTTAACGCTCGTGGCGATGAATTAGGTCCGGGTGGACAAATTATTCGTAACAAAGAAGATGTACTTAGAGAGTACTATGAGACTACTAATCGTGTTCCAGACGAGCCGATGCCCACAGCAGAAGTAAAGCAAGATGCTCCGGCACCTAAGGCAACAAAGACTAGAGCTCAAAAGAAAGTAGAAGAAAAGGGGATCGATGAAGATCCTAAAATGGCAGCTGAGTTCGGCGACGATGAAGATTGGGTCGAAGATGCTGACGGAAATTTTGTACCAAAAAGCGAGGCGTAAATGGACATTAATGCTGGTTCAACCGGACTACCTACAAGAGTCAAAGGTAGTGTAAGACCAATCCGCAATCGAGTAATTGTAACCGATATGGAGTTTGGTGAACAAGTAACACAGGGTGGAATTATTGTTTCATCTGATGACGGTAAAGATAGAGGTATTAAACCTCGTTGGGGAAGAGTAGTTGCAAAAGGCAACGAAAATAATGATCCTTACGAAATTGGAAATTGGATACTTGTAGAGCACGGTCGTTGGACCCGTGGTTATGAAGTTGAGACAGATAGCGGTTCTACTGAAACTATGAGAACTGTAGAAGCAGAAAGTATTTTGGCCTGGCAAGAAGATACACCAGAAGATGTTGTATATGGAAATGCTACAAAATGACAAACCCATTTAGTGATATTGAAACATTCGGAACAGCGTGTGACCAACCACCAAGTGAAGCAAACTACAAAATGTACCTCAGTCTTATTGACGAAGAAGTAGCAGAACTTGTAGAAGCAGTAGCAGCAAACGACAAGGTAGAACAACTAGACGCACTAATTGATATCTTAGTTGTTACTATGGGTGCAGTACGTGCCGCAGGTTGGGACGGAGAAGCAGCCTGGAAAGAAGTAATGGATACAAACTTTGCTAAGATTGATCCAGATACAGGTAAGGTGCGCAAACGTGAAGACGGAAAAGTGCTAAAGCCAGAAGGCTGGAAAGCACCTGAACTTGCTCAATTTATAAAATAATTCAAAATAATACTTGACTCCTAATAGTTTATACGTTATAATAAGTATATAAATTATTAGGAGTTTTCTATGGTATTTCCAACACCTCAAAGCAGTGGCTTAGGTACAACAGGTGCAACAGGTATTGCACTTATGATATTACACACAACTGGATATTTAACAGGTTGGGCTTGGCCTATTCTATATATAATGTTGATTATTTCCGGTATTGGACAAGAAAATCGAAAAGGTAAGAAGTAATGGCGACACACGGTACTATTGACTTAGAAACTATAGACACTAGTCCGAGTGCAACTGTACTTTCATTAGGTGCTATTAAATTTAATCCTCTTGATTCAAGTGAACCTCACAGTGAATTATATCTTAAAATTGATATTGATCAACAAGATAGTTTAGGTCGTACTGCAAGTGACAGCACTATTGAATGGTGGGGCAAACAAGATCCTGCAATTATGGAAGAAGCATTTGATCAAACAGGTGCAGTTAGTGTAGAAGAAGCACTACGACAAATTAGTAAATGGGTTGTAGGCGTTGATACATTATGGGGTCAAGGTTATGGATTTGACTATACAATCTTAGAAGATATGTTCCGTAAAGCAGGAATGAATATTCCTTGGAACTTTTGGATCATTAGAGATTCACGTACACTATTTGGATGTTGTCAAAAAGATCCTCGTAAAGCAATGCAAAACAATCTACATAATGCATTAGCAGATGCATATTATCAATCAAAAGCAATACAAATTGCTTATAACGAACTAGGCTTAAAAAGATGACTCCAGTACCAAAAGAACAAAATACTAGTGAAGAACTAATAAAAGAATTTATAAAAAACGGTGGCACAATAAAACAAATCCCATTTGGTGAAACTAGTGGAGTTACATACAAATCAAGTTTTTATGGTAGTCGAAATAAAAAGGCTGAGCAGGCAGCGGAAAAAAAAGAATGATTAGATGGTATGACTATCCGGCGGCGATAGCATTTGCATATCTTATTATGTATTTTTTCTTTACAATTCCTATAGCAGGTGCTATACTAGCATATATGGTATACGAAGTGTTGTGGGGTCAACTTTATTGTCAATATAGATGGAAGCAGGAGAACGAATGAAAGAGTTATGGGTAGAAAAGTATCGTCCTAAAACAGTAGATGGCTACGTATTTCGCGATGACGCACAGCGTAATCAGGTAAATACCTGGATTAAAGACAAAACTATTCCGCATTTGCTGTTTAGTGGTAATGCAGGTATTGGTAAAACAACACTTGCAAAATTATTGTTTAATGAACTAGAAGTAAATGATTTAGACATACTTGAAATAAACGCATCGAGAACAAACAGTGTAGATGATGTTCGCGATAAAATTGTAAACTTTGTACAGATGATCCCATTTGGGGACTTTAAGGTTGTATTACTAGATGAAGCTGACTATCTTAGCCCAAACGCTCAGGCAGCGTTGCGTGGTGTTATGGAAGAGTATCATACTACTGCTCGTTTCATTCTTACTTGTAACTATCCAAATCGTGTTATTCCCGCTTTGCATAGTAGGTGTCAAGGTTTCCACATTGCTAAAATTGACCAAACTGAGTTCACAGCTAGAGTTGCTGAAATACTTATTACCGAAGGTGTTACTCCTGATTTGGATACACTCGATACCTACGTAAAAGCAACCTACCCAGACTTGCGTAAATGTATTAACACGGTACAGATGAACAGTGTTGACGGCGCTCTTACTAAACCTAATGAGGGTGACACAGGAGAAAGCGACTGGAAACTTGAAATGGTTGAGTTGTTTAAAGCAGGTAAGATTCAAGAAGCACGTAAACTATTATGTGGTGCAATACGTCCAGAAGAAATGGAAGAAGTTTATCGTTGGTTATATGACAATATTGAATTGTTCGGAAATGACGAACAACAAGATAAAGCAGTACTAATTATTAAACAAGGGTTAGTGGATCACACCCTAGTAGTTGATCCTGAAATCAACTTAGCCGCAGTGCTAATTAAACTAGCAAGACTATAATGAATAAGACATTAAAAAAACTAAAATTAATTCCAGGTAAGAAAAAAAGTAGCGAGATGATAACTTGGGGCATAATTGGCTGGACAGTACTTCTTATAATGATTGTACTTTCAGTACTAACTGGAGAAGTATATTGACTTACTTAGTAACAGATAACTGTATTAAATGCAAACACACAGACTGTGTAGCAGTTTGTCCAGTAGATTGTTTTTATGAAGCTGAAAATTTTCTTGCAATTAATCCTGAAGAATGTATCGATTGTGGTGTATGTGTTCCAGAATGTCCGGTTGGTGCTATATTTGAAGACACTGAGTTACGTAGTGAAGAACGAGAAAAATGGGAAGATATAAATCGTCAAGTGGTTGATTCGGGTGCTCCGGTACTTGCTGAACAAAAAGATCCCCTAGACGATCACGCTGATTGGGATGGGTATCCCAACAAATATGAAGAGTTTGGTATTATACCAATTAAGGACATTACAAATGGGTAAAGGAAGTAGAAGGCGACTACAACAAATCGCTAATGAACAGATGCAAGAAAACTGGGACGCTATCTTTAATAAAAAGAAAGTAGACTACAAAGAAGTACAACAAGACCTAACCGAGCTAAACGGCGATGGCAATAGAACCCGTGGAAGGTACGGTGAAGACTATGATAAAAGCAATTCTAGCGTGTGATGACTATGGCGGCGTAAGTAAAAACGGAACAATGCCGTGGCCACATAATAGCACAGACTTAAAGTGGTTTAAAGAAAATACAGCAGGCCATATTGTTGTAATGGGTTCAACAACGTATGAAGCAACCGATATGCCTAAGCCGTTGCCCAATCGTACAAATGTAGTTGTAACATCACAATTTCCACCGCCAGCAGATGCTGACATATATATTAATGGTGACTTAAATGTACAGTTAAAGGTTTTAGAAGAACAGTATCCTGACATTATTATTTGGATTATCGGCGGACCTAACATTATTGAACAAACGCTAGGTATTATTGATGAATTTTATCTAAGCCGTATTCCAGGCGCATATGCCTGTGATACATTTTTACCTATGAAAAAAATTGAGAGCTTGTTTAAAGTTAAGTGGGAAGAAGATCACAATTTAGTTAAATTCCAAATTTTGGAGAAAAGATGATTGAAATATTATACGGTATAATTCTAGCAGGTATGGCTTTAGTTGTTTGGACTAGCAGTGTAATGCTAGGCGAACGTAAAGAAAGATACAGAGCAGGCACCCACGACTATTACGACAATCCAATTAATAAAAAAGATATTAC